CTCAAGGTCGGCGGAGCTTGTGGGCACGTCGTACAGATCAGGCCTCAACTGATGCCGCGCAATTCGAGCTTCGAACACACGCTCCAGATCACGAGCAAGAACCGCCCCTGGCGTGCGCCCACACGCCAGAACCTGTCGCAGGTACGCAACAGAGGTATCAAGCTTGCGCGCAGCCTCGCTGCGCTCCCTGGTGCTCAGACTTTTCCAAAACTCCCGCAAGGCTTCCGCATTGGGGTTTTGGGATGTAATGACGGCCATAAATGTACCTCCTGGGTACAAGGATGGCGAAAAGTCTATGTACCGTCAAGGTTCTGTACATTTCTGGTACAGATGATGGAATGGATGAATGATTGACATCAGTACTATCCGCCGTACAAATGCCCTTTCACTTGCAGAGAAGGAGGGGGGGACAGGTGCGTTCGCCAGCCGCATTGACCGTGAACCAACTCAGGTCAGCAGGCTGATTGGCTCGAACCCAACGAAGAACATCGGCAACAAGCTCGCCAGGCACATCGAAGAATGCTTTGACTTACCGCGCGGCTGGCTTGATGTATTACATGGCAAGCATATTTTTGAAGCGCCTCACTTTCAGGCAAAAGCCGTGTCCCCCTTGCCCTCCGCCGACGCCGACGCCGACGCCGACGCCGAGAGAGATCTTATGCCTTTATCCACGTGGGAAGAAGGTGATCCACTTGATCTCGACGAGGTAGAGATCCCCTACTTCGACGAAATTCAGGTGGCTGCGGGCGGTGGCAGATTTCCAGATCTGGAGCTCGCAAAGCGCAAAATCAGGTTCCCGAGATCCGTGCTGCACGAATCAGGAGTGAATCCGAAATGCGCCGTCTGCGTTAACGTCACCGGCAACAGCATGGAACCGCTCATTGCCGACGGAGCCGTCATCGGGATCGATATGTCAGTCAACGCGATCACCGACGGCGAGATCTACGCCCTGAAGCATGACGACCTGCTGCGGGTGAAATTCGTCTATCGCCTGCCTGGCGGCGGCATCCGGTTGCGCAGCTACAACCGGGACGAGTACCCCGATGAGGAGTACACCAGGGACCAGATGCGTGCCGGTGACATCAGCGTGATCGGGTGGGTGTTCTGGTGGTCGGTGATGCGCCGGCGGCGACACTGACTGCTCTCAGCCGAACCATTTTTCTGCCTAGCTGTCTGTATATACAGAGGGATTGATCTACCTCCCAGAGCGGCCTATCATCTGTATATACAAAGTCAAATGGTAACCGCGCTTGGAAAATCTGATCATTTCGGACGCCATCGAGAGGAAGCTTCAGGAAAAGCATGGTGGCGTGAGCCGCAGAGAAATCGAGCAATGCTTCGAGAACTGCGAGGGTGAACACCTGATCGACCTGCGAGAGGATCACAAGACAGACCCTGTAACGAAATGGTTCGTAGCCGAAACAAACGCTGGCAGGGCCCTAAAGATCTGTTTCGTCTTCGAGAATGGTAAGGTTTTCCTGAAAACAGCGTACGAACCCAGTGCTGAAGAAACACGTATCTACAGAAAATTTGCAATCAAATGACAAAGAGTGAGGAAGCTATGAGCAACGTTGAACTGTGGGAAAGCGGCGAGCTCGGGACGACCGAAGCGCACGCCCAAGTCTCCACTGGCTCAAAGCAAGAGGTGGATGACGCGCTCGGCCTCCAACTGATTTCCATTCGCCTACAAAAGCAATTAGTAAACGATCTCAAGAAAATTGCCGAGTATCACGGAGTCGGCTATCAGCCGATGATCCGCGACCTACTCAATCGGTTTGCTCGATCCGAGATCAAGCAAATCATTTGTCAGCGACTGAATGAAATCGAGTCGTCCGAGAAAACTGTTAGCGAATCCAGCACCGCTCCGGTGAAGGAGTTCCTCGAAAAAATGAGGGCGTAACAGAAAGAGATTGTCCAATGGCCCCGCATCTGCGGGGCTTTTCATTTCCGCCCTACCCCTCCAGCGCCTGCCTATCCCACCTCAGCGTTACGGTGCCGTCGTCGTTGAACACCAGGCCGACACCGTCCATCTCAGCCTGCACCTACTCGTAGCCCTTCCTCTTTCTTTCTGTGCCCCTACACCAGCTTCACGCCCCGCCTCAAAGACTCCGCTCTTGCCATTCTGATTCACAGGTACATTTTGCAATTGACAATGTACCTTTAAGGTACTAGATTGATTTGCAGTATGTACCTTCTTGGTTCCAGAGCACGGAGCAGCACATGACCACCACCGCCACCATCACAGCACACGGTTTCACCGGCTTCCTCGGCAAAGGCCTGTCCCTGCGTGAGCTTCAGTGCGTCCTGGGCATCGCTGCGGGTCGTACCTCGAAGGAGCTGGCCCGCGACCTGGGCATGCAGCCGGGCACGGTGGGTAAGCGCGTTCTGGCAGCGACCACCAAACTCGGAGTCACCCGCCGTGCCGCCCTGGTGGCTGAAGCCATGCGCCGCGGGCTTATCTCGCCCGCCGTGATCGCCCTTGCCTTCCTCGTCGCCGGTCAGCCACTGCTCAACGATGACCACATGATGCGCAGCCGCCGTGGCGGCGAAAGGAAGATCGAAACTCGCCTGACTGCTCGCCGCGATGGCGTGGCCTGGGTGGCGTGATCATGGCCTGGGACAGAAACGATCCTCTCAACATCCTGGCGCTGCAGCTCGACGGTGAACTGCGCGCAGCGGCCGACTTCTGCTATGGCTACAACGGGCCGGCACAGCGCGCTTTCGCCCGGCACATCCAGGGCCTGGGCAAGACGCTCGACGAGCTTACCGTGGCAGACCTGAAGGCAGCGGCCGGATTTGCGGACGCAGAACTGAACGACCTGCAGCAGAGAGGGCTGATCTGACGCGGCAGACCGAACGCGCCGAAGCAGCCAAGCAGTAACCAACCGATTTTCGCGAAAGCCAACAACCGCGGCAGGCCATCGGCTTGCCTGGAGGAAAGCATGGACAACAAACCTCTCATCAAGCCCGGGAAGCTCTTCCTGATCTGTATCGCCCTGCTGGCCTATGCCGGGCTGTCCGTCGCCTTGGTGGGCGGCATTGGGCCGGCCCTGGTCAGTAGTCGCGACGATGTTCTGGTCTTCGCGGGATTCGCCATCCCTGGCGTCTGGTTGATCGCCTCGGTCTGCCTCGGCATCCACCTCGCCAACACCCGCCGCGAAGAAGCGGCCACCACCAGCAAGGAGAAAGACCAATGAAGCGGATTCCCGCTGCTGCAATGCTGTGCCTGCTCGCCGTCCTGGCGGGCTGTTCGAAGGTGCCTGCCGGCAACGTCGGCGTGATCGTCAATCTCTACGGCTCCGAGAAGGGTGTGGAGACGCGTGAGGTCGGAACTGGGCGCTACTGGGTAGGCGTCAACGAGGAGCTCTACCTGTTCCCCACCTTCACGCAGACCGAAACCTGGGGTGGCGAGGAAGCGATCAGCTTCCAGACCGTTGAGGGCATGAAGGTTGGCGGCGCCGTCGGCATCACCTACTCGGTATCCCCCGACAAGGTGACGACGCTGTTCCAGAAGTACCGGGCGGGAATCGACGAAATCACGAACAAGTTCCTGCGGAACATGGTGCGCGATGCCTTCAACGATGTTGCCTCGAAGCTTCCAGTCGAGAGCGTCTATGGCGCCGGTAAGGCAGACCTGCTGCTGGCCGTCGAGAAGCGCGTGCGCGACCAGGTGGCGCCCATCGGCATCAACATCGAGCGCATCTACTACGCATCCGACCTGGTCCTCCCGCCGCAGGTTACGCAGAGCCTGAACGCGAAGATCCAGGCCACCCAGATGGCCGAGCAGCGCCGTAACGAGGTCGCCCAAGCCAAGGCCGAAGCCGACAAGGAACGCGCTCGGGCCCAAGGGGAGGCGGACGCGAAGCTGACCCTGGCCACCGCCGATGCGAAGGCGATCGAGATCCGCGCCCAGGCGCTGCGCTCGAACCCCGGCGTCGTGACCCTCAATGCCGTCGAGAAGTGGGACGGAAAGCTGCCCACCTACATGGGCAGCGGCTCCCCGCTTCCCTTCATCGGCATCAGCAAGTAGCCCCTCGCCCCGGCGCCAGCGATGGCGCCACTGGAGAAAAACATGACCACCAAAGCAAAGACCAAGAAGCAAGGCACCGCTCTCATCCTCAGGACCTGCAGCGCTGATCTCACCAGTCACGGCGGGTTTCAGTGGCCCGACAAGATCGGAGCAGTAGTCGAGGCCCCGGACTGGAAGAAGGACAACAGGTGCGGTCACGGCCTACATGGCTGGCTGTTCGGCCAGGGCGACCATGATTGCAGTAGCACTGTCGGCGACGCCGATGCGAAGTGGCTGGTGGTTGAGGTCGTAATAGCTGACCTGATCGCCCTCGGCGGCAAGGTGAAATTTCCTCGCTGCACAGTCCGTCACATCGGGGACAAGGCAAGCGCAACACAGTTCCTGATCGCAAACGAACCACGCGCGGCCGGAGTTGCAGTGATCGGCGCCACCCTACAGGCAGGCGATAAGGAACTCTGTCAGGTAGGCGCATATGGCACCGCCACCGCCGGGGACGAGGGCACCGCCACCGCCGGGNNNGGCACCGCCACCGCCGGGGAGAAAGGCGAGATCCGCATCCGCTACTGGGACGAAAAGACCGAACGGTACCGAACCGTCATCGGCTATATCGGCGAAGACGGCCTGGAGCCGAACACGCACTACAGGCTCGACGACAACCACCGGTTCGTGAAGGTGGAGGGTTGATCATGAAACGAGCAACCGTTGTAACCGAACTGCCGGCCAGCACCAGCCGGGATATGGACAAGTTCGTTGTCCGACTGCCGGACGGCCTGAGGGCCGAGGTCGAAGCCGAGGCTAAGCGAGACGAGCGCAGCATGAACAGCGTGGTCATCATCGCCCTGCGCGAGTACCTGCATGGTCAGCGCCGAAAGCATGCGCTACTCGACGCCTTGACCGCTGCCGCCGGAGATCGCTGATCATGAAGCAAGCACTCATCGGCACCGTGATCAGCCTGCTGCTCAGCGCGTGCCTGTACTTCGGTCAGGGGTCGCTTCACCGGTTCGCGTTCTATGTGGCGGCGGCCACGAACGTTCTCTGCTGGCTGCTGATATTCGCCGGCGGCATCAAGGGGCAAGGAGCCGCGAACCTGCTCGCCCGCCCGTGGCTCTCCATCCCTACCGGCGCTCTGCACGTGGCGGCCCTGGCCCTCACGGATCACCCCGCACTCGCGGCTTCGAGCCTGCTGGTGCAAATGGCTTGCTACGCCCTCGCCTACCAGGCAGTGCGCAGCGCCGAGCAAGGGGGTGATCTATGACCCATGCCCTGTTTAAACAGATCGATCTGACCGCCAAGCTCGGCCAGGACGGTAGCTCGCTCCAGGCCATGAACGCGCTGCGCGTCATCCGGGAAACGGTAGCGAAGCACCTGGCCGGCGCCGAGGCTGCAGAAGAGCATCCGCTCGAGCGCGCCGTCCTGGCGCTCCGCACCATCGCCGAGTACCCCTGTCCCGAGCAGGACAACATGCCGGCGGCGAACATGCGAGAGATCGCACTGGCCGCGCTGGACGGCGCTGGAGCGAGTTCCGAACCGGGCAATCCTGGCGGCGAACCTGTTTCCGGACCGGGTAATGCCGGCGAGCAAACCCACCCCGCGCCGGGATTGGCCCGCGAGCACGCCGAACTACGCCGAATTGCTGTCGCGCTCAAGAACCCGCTGCTCAGCGGAGAGGATGCCTCGAATCTGATGGTGCGTTACGAGGCCTTGACCATGCCTGACCACATCATCGCGCTGATCGACGGACAGGCTCAGGCTATCGTTCCGAAGGGCTGGAAGCTGGTACCGCTTGAGCCGACCCCGGAAATGCTGGACGCGCGCCGCGACAGCGAGGATGGAATGGACGGCTATCTCGTTGAGGATACCGAGTACTACTTCCCGGATCGGGGTGCGGTTCGCGACTTCCTGGCATGTGTCTATCGCGGACTCCTTGCCGCAGCTCCAGCGCCTGGAGGTGAGCGATGACCATGCGCAAGGCTCTGACCGCTATCGCACTCGTCGCGCTGCTTGGCCTGGCCACTGTTGCCGCCGGCGCCGCACTCCAGCCGTTCAAGACCCTGTTCATCTGGGAGGTATGCCAGTGATGAGAGGCTCCGATATTCCACCACCACCAGGGTATCGCCCTACCCCGCTCGCCACCCTCGGCCAGCAGTTGGTCCGCCTGGGCCAGGCGATGCAGAACCCCAACACCAAGCTCGGCGAGTTGACCGAACTGGTCCAGGCCTGCGGCGTCGACCTGCGGACCTGCGACACGAACAAGGAGAGCCGGACATGATCGGAGCACTGATCCTCTGCATCGTCTGGTGTGTGGGCGGCCTCTACGTCGGGTACATGCTCAGTTCGCTGGCCGCCGCCGAGAAGTACACCGACGAAATCCAACGCCTCAACGAAGAACTCCGCAAAGAGCGCCTGCTACGCCGCCTGAACGCACGGGAGAACGATTACCCATGACTACCCCTAACCCAGCCTCCTACTGCATGGACACGCACGAGGAGTTTATTCTCGACGAACTGCTGCCCCTGATCGTCAACCATGCAGCGAAGAACCACCACCCAGCCGACGCCGTGGCCCTGGCCTCCTTCCTCGCCCTGGGCACCATCCTGCAATCCAACGGCATGGACCGCGATTCGCTGGTGTTCGCCATCGACGCCTCGCTGCTGCCCACTCACGACCTTCCGGAAACTGTCCAATGAACCTGACCAACCAGATCACCATGACCAGCCTGGAGCTGGTGGACTTCATCAACGCCCATCGCCAGCAGCAAGCCGAGCAGGCAGGGCAGCCATTCCCTTCAGAGGATTTCCCGGAATTGACCCATGCCAACCTTCTGGCAAAGGTCCCCAAGGTCCTCGGGGAAACATCTCATTCATTTGAATGCGATCTCCCCGACAGCTACGGACGGCCCCGTCGCGGCTACCGCTTCCCCAAACGCGAAGCCTGCCTGGTCGCCATGTCCTACAGCTACGAGCTCCAGGCCGCCGTCTACGACCGCATGACTGCCCTGGAAGAGCAGTTGAAGCTGGCACCACCGCCCCAGCCGCGCCAGCTCAGCACCATCAACCGCGAGTTCAAGGCGGCGCTGGGCATCGCCAAGACCGCCGGCCTCCAGGGTAACCAGGCCATCTTCGCCGCTGATCGCGTGATCCAGCGCGAGCTTGGGTGCAGCCCCATGCGCCTGGTTGGCGTCACCTCGCTGCCCACCGAGGACAACGAGCGCACCTACACTCCGTCCGAGCTCTGTGCCAAGCTCGACGGAGCCTACAAGCCCCGGGAGCTGAACAAGCTGCTCGAGGACATGGGCCTGCAGCAGCATGTCGATCTCGGCGGTAAGCACAAGGAATGGGAACTCACCGAAGCCGGCAAGCGCCACGGCATCATGAGCGACACCGGCAAGGTACACACCACCACCGGTCAGGCTGTCTACAGCGTGCGCTGGAAAGCATCGGTGCTGGACCTGGTCCCGTCGAAGATCGTGGCAACGGTGCCGCAGCAGCCGACGGCACCAGCTCAAGGGAGCATGCAGCTGTGACGATGATGATGTGTAGTTTCTGCGGCTGCTATGAGGACAGTGTTGACAACTTCATCAGAGGGCCTGGCGGCATCCTCATCTGCAACGTATGCGTCGACCTGTGCAACGAAATTCTCCACAAACGTCTCCCCGAAGCCTACAGCTCCGAACAAGACGCCTTGGTGGCGATCATCGAAATGGAGCGCGCCAGCGCCGAAGCGAAGTTCGGGGATGCGGACAAAGCCGAGACCTGGGCAACAGTCATCGCTGCCCGCAAAGGATTGAGGGCAGGAAGGGCGAAGGCGGCACGCAACGAAGAGGAGATAGGGAATGGGAAGCTCGACTAGCCCCGTATCCGAGTTCCTGTCCGAAGAGGAAGTCGCTGAGCTGACTGGGCGCGAGTACCCGAGCAAGCAGATCGAGTGGCTGAACAGGTCCGGGTGGAAGTACGCCGTGACCGCGGCGAACCGCCCGATAGTTGGGCGCGTATATGCCCGCCTGAAGCTGGCCGGCGTGAAGCCGACGATAGCTGCCGCCGAGGAGTGGAGTTTGGACCTGTCGAAGGTGAGCTAATGAGACCACGGAGCAACAAGAATCGGGGGCTGCCGCCACGCATGATCAAGCGCACCCGGACAATGAAGTCGGGAAAGGTCTGGGTAGGCTACTACTACGACGGGCGGGATGCCGAGGGGAGGCGCAAGGAGATCCCGCTGGGCACGGACTTGGATGAGGCTCGGGAGAAGTGGGCGAAGCTGGAGAGAAAGGCCGTGCCGCCAACCACTCGGACCGTTGGCGACCTGTTGCGGCGGTATGAGCGGGACGTGGTGCCAGGGAAGGGGAAAGGGACCCAGGAACAAAACAGAAAAGCCATCCGCCAACTGGCAAAAGCTTTCGAGTCCGCCCCGCTTGAAGCCTTGACCCCGCATGTGATCGCCCAATATCGGGACGCCAGGTCGGCGCCAGTGCGGGCAAACCGCGAGATAGCCCTGCTCTCTCATGCCTTCAACATGGCCAGGGAGTGGGGGCTAACGGACAGGGAGAACCCGTGTCGAGGGGTGAAGCGCAACAAGGAGACACCAAGGGATGTGTACATCACCGACGAGATATGGAATGCCGTGTATGAGGAGGCGGCAAGCGATCTGCGGCTCACCATGGACCTCGCCTATCTGACCGGCCAGCGCCCGGCGGATGTGCGCAAGATGCGCTGGGCGGATGTGGATGGAGAGTACTTGTTCGTCGGGCAGGGCAAGACTGCCATGAAGCTCCGCATCAGGTTGCGCCGAGCGGACGGCTCACAAACCGCCCTGGGAACATTGCTGGATCAGCTTGACCGATCAACCCCCACCCTAGCGGCCACCAAGGAGGGCAAGCCCATCTCAGAGAAAATGCTACGCCTTCGCTTCGAGCCAGCAAGAAAGGCTGCAGCGGAGAAAGCCGCCAAGGCGGGCGACACTGAACTGGCGAAAGCGATAATGGGCTTTCAGTTCCGCGACATCAGACCCAAGGCAGCATCCGACATTGAAAGTCTGGAGCAAGCATCCGACCTCCTTGGCCACACTACGCAGGGGATGACGCGTCGGGTCTATCGCCGCATCGGGAAGGCCGTAGATCCCACGAAGTAA